GCTCTCATATTGGTATCAGACGCCAGCCTACTAATATCTGTACTGTAGATTTCTTCCTGCCGTTCCATGAATGCGCGTACACTTCTGTCACTTACATCCCTGCCAGTAAAAGCAAAGAAAGCATCGTTAGCTGATACTGACATTGCATAATCTTGAGCCATAGCCGTTGCATTCTGAGTTGCCTCAATGCGACCTAACTCCATGTCTCTTTCCATCTGCGCTGCATTAGCAAATGCTGCGGCTTTATCAGCCTTCCCAGCCTTAACAGAACCGTATGCAGATATAGCTGTACTTGCTGTAATCGCTGCCGCTACATAACTCATGCTATCGCCTCCGCAAATTCAGACTCAAAGAACTTTATATCACTGCCGCTATGATCTAGCTTATCTACAAACATATCTTCCAACACATCTAAGTCTGTTTCTTCTGTTGCAAATACATTCTGCACTATAGCGTCCTCAATTATAAACGCTGCCTTACGACCTACATCAGCCAAGAAGGTACAAGGCGCTTTAACCCTGCTAACTTTACCGCCATTGTGAACCAGCATTTCGCCTTGAAGCATAATCGTTATATGCTTTTCTTTATGGGCATGACCAAGAACCAATGTACCTGCTGGCAAGAACACCTCACGAATATAAATACCAGAACCAAAGTGATGCTTAACAGGACAGTGTACTTGCTCAACCTCAAGCATTTCGCACTCAAGAGAATCAAAGTCTGTGTGTAATGATAAGTCCTTCAAAACACTAACTCCGCTATTAAGCCATTAACCTGTAGAGGTAACGGCGCTGACTGACTAATAGTTATCTGTGGTGTTCGGCTATATCCCATTAACCTAAACTCTTTGCGTCCAGTAAACGCAGCCTGTTCATTAGACATATCATCTTTAACTTGACGGATAACTAAGTTAGCCCCATTAACACTGATTGATAACGTAGAGTTAAGATCAAGAACCACACTAGCAAGGCTTCTAATCTTACCACTGACAGGGCCACCTTGAGTGTTGGTATCTATCGGATTGGTCTTGAGAGTAACGTCAAACTTATAGCCAATTTCTGCCGTGTTTAATGCCTCTACAGCACTGACATTAACAACGCCACCAGAGACAGTAAACTCACCAATATAATTATTACCGTTAACAACATTAACAACAGCACCGTTTTCAAAGTCTGCTGAAACAGTGAAGATTCCATTGTTACTGCTCGTTGCCGTATAGGTCTTATCCATGTCCATGTTTGAATCAGCTTTAAACTCACAGAGTACATACCTCGTTGTATCGTTCCCCATTGGGAAAGCCACGTTAGCAAACACTCTATCATCTATAGTAACCGTAGAGTGAAACAGTCCTTGGCTGGTAAACTCAGCCCAGCCAGCACGTTGCTCTGCCCTATTGGAATTAAACACAGCCATCTTGCCAGATGCGTTTCTAACAAAGACATAGCTCTCGGAGCGATCTACAGCCCCGTAGAACGTGTTCATCTCTACAGGTGTGTCTATTAGGTGAGAGGACAAAGAGGATACAGGAACCGCTGTGTAGGCCTCCTCTGAGTCTGTAAACAAATACTCACGCACAATAGAACCACCAGCCTGCACAAAGATAGTAGCGCCATCTAAAACCTGTGGGCGAATAGAGTCGCTGCCAAACGGCGTTTGCCTTCTAACCTGTGCGTTGGTTGGTGTAATAGGTTTGTCTTGAAACGCAGGTACATACATTTCAGAAGAGGCAGTGAAGACCTGTAAGTCTCTATTAGAAACCAAGTGCCTAATCTGCTGAACCTCACCAATGCTTGCAGTCAGGTGTATTGAGTCACTGTCGTTAGCATCACCAACATCAAAGTTATAATATGATGCAGACTTACTCATCCAGATAGTATCTGGCTGCGCTGTAGTTCCAGCAAAGCAAAGTCTATTCTGATGAAAAGTAATAGCAGATGGAAAGCCTCTAAGACTAGAATATGATTGCTCTGCCCAGTCTGTAGTAGGTGCAGCAGATGTTACCTTTGGAGAACCACCGCCATCTATAGAAGCATTAGCAGAACCACCCGCAGTAAACGTATAGTGATTATCATCTACAATGCCTATAATTGCTCTAGCACCATTAAGATTGCTAGTAGAAATATTACCCACAGCAGCACATTCGGATAGCGTGACAGAATCCCCAACCCTCATACCATGATTAACATGAGTTACTTCTACAGTTGCCGACCCGCTAATTGTTTTAAGAGCGTTAGCTTTAAGCTGAACAAACAAACTATCTAACACAGTACCAGTAGCTTGAGTGCCAGACTGCACAGAAGTAATAAGTATTTCTGACTTATGATAAAGTAAAGTTACTCCAACATGCTTTGAGTTAGCATAGTTACCACTAGCTTGACTTCCCGTAGTATCAAAGTAAGCAACAGCAGCCTTATCAGTAACACCAGCCTTTACTGTGCCAGCAGGATCACCAGCAGAGGCAATCTGTGTAATAGTTTTAAAGAACTTAGTTCCTGTAACAACACCAGCATTTGCGCCAGTAATAGCCTCGGTCTGAGCATCACCATCTACATTCGTACCAGTAACAGTAAACGCAAAGCCACTGTCATTACCGCCAGATGTAATAGTAACTAGCCTACCGTAAACAAATGTAACTGATCCACTAGATGCCAGCGCACCGCCAAGAACTAGGTTAGCCTCATTAGCTACCTGCGCTGATACAGAGATACCATCATCATCTGCTTCTGCGCTAAACTCACCAATAGTTAACGTAATACTACTACTTGTTCCGCTAGGCGTTAAAGATACACCAGCATTATGAAAGTTATAGTAAGGCTGATAAATCTGTTCTTTGTCAGACCTAGTATCAAACGTAAACGATTCTACTTGGAATGCAGTAAGGCTAATTCTTACAATCTGCCTTGGCATAAACAAAGGGTGACACACAAAAAGTACATCACCTAACTGGGCAAAAGTATATTCATGCAGAAAAACATCAGAGAAGGGCAGAGCAGCGCCATCAACATCGGCAGTAAGCGTAGCCGTTAAAGTAACTGCGCCAGTAGACGGGTTGATAATAAACACCCTAATCTTGGCGTTCTCCATAGAAACTATGTATTGCTCATCATCCGAAAAGATAAACGGCATTAACCTAGCTTGCTGAGTCTTGGCTGCATTGTAGGTTATGTCGGTATATTTGTATAAGTTCTGTAAGCCAGCACGTTTAATCACCCCACCCTCGGAGCGAATAAACATATTCTCAACTCTCTGAGCAGATGCAGTATAAACAGCAGTATCGGTTCGGGATGATAGCGATGGACTAACTTCACCGAATTGAAAGTTAGTTATCGGAACCTGTACCTTCTGCATTAGCTACGCCTATTACTAATAAATCTTGATGTGTCTAGCTTACGAGTTGTTTGTGATTGTGAATCAAGACCTCTGGCCTTTGCCATAAGCATTGCGCCCTTCTGATCCATAAGCTGAGAAAGGCTACCATCACGCGCTAGTGAGATAGCAAACACAGACGCAAGCTGAAACTGAACAGCCATTGTAAAGTAAGAAGGCCAGTATTCTTCTGTAACTCTGTATGTGTAGTCTGCAATAACTACATCAGAAGCATCGGCATCACAGAATAGATTGTCACTGTAGGTTTGAAACTCAATGTTAAAACCATTTACAGTAAGCGCATGAATCATAAGTGAGTTGTTTGGCATTTGATATGCGGCTTCATATCTACCAGTAGGTGCATCGCTTAGTCGGTTCAATACAAGTTGATCCGTTGCAAAGCGCCACCGAGTGTTAACTAAAGCTGATTGGGCTACATCCTCATACATATTAGAAGCAACCAGTGCTTCATTGTTTCCATCATCAAATGACGTAATAGGTTCGGCACCAATTAGAATTAGTGCGCGGCTACAAATGTCAATCGGACTGTCGGATGCTGTGCTTGCCATACTAAGTGGTTAGGGGGCCGAAGCCCCCTCTCCTTAATCGCTGTCTGTTTCAACAACGGCTGTGCCATCAGACACATCCACTACTGAACCAGTATTAGTCAATACAGTTGCGAAGTTAGTTGTAGGTGTATTTGTATCCTGCACAATAATCAGATCACGAATGTTTAGCATTGCTGCTGCATCATTAAAGTAACCCGCAGAGTTGATTGCTGCAATCGCGTCTGTTGTTCGGTACATCCAAAGGGCGGCGCCACTAGCACCTCCGATACGATGTAAACCTGCTGCTGCGTAAGCCATGATAAAGTTCCTTTCTTAAGTGTTGTTGTCAAGAACTTCACAAATACCATTGGCGTCAATACCGACTGCGCCCATAGACATCATGGAGTTTGCGAGGTGAGATGCTTTTTCAGCAATATAATTAATCTCAGTAGCAACGTCTGCGTTAATACCAAGGCCAATTGCTGAAGTATGATAAGCCATATTCTTACCTGCGGTTACAGCAGAGGTAGAGAATACTTTAAAGCCCATGAACTCTTTCATGGTCATGCCACCTGCAAACGGCAAGTTTTGCTCACCAACAAAGTCAGCAGAAGCAAACTGAGTAATGCCAAACATATCAGCATAACCTTTGGGGTGCATTGCCAAGTAACGCTGTCCGTCTTCTGGAACGTTATTAACGCCCATAGTTTCAAACAGAGATAGAATGTCAGCAATTTCAAGAGCCGAGCTGGTATCGTGAATCGCCGTACCGCCAGCCGCATCCAAAGCTGCATAGATTAGCTCGTCAGTCTTACGACCAAGAGCAGCAGCAGCAGATTGAGCAACAGCTTGACGCTCGTTAATGTTAGTCTTCAGCTCGTCTAGCTTGTCAATATACTCAGGAGCATAGAAGTCAGTCATGGTTGCTTCAACGGTTGTGTGCGCCAGTTCCATAGGAGTGACATTACCATTGCGTGATTTAGTAGTGGCAACGCCAGAACCAATCTTTTGAAAACGAACTACAGACGCAGTAGCGTTTGCGGTACGAACAGTGTTCCGCAGTTTAGAACCCATGCGCTGGTATGCCAGATGCACATCGGATTCAAACTGCTTGACGAAGGCTGTGTCTATTGTATTAGCCATTTCAAGAGTCCTTTATTAAAGTTGCATTTGTACTCTGGGTATCCTTCTGCATCCTCAACGTAGGTATCCTAACGGGCTACTCAGTGCATTACGGGCCGTGACGATAGAGCGTAAACATTCTTTCTATCTGGATTGCAACGCACAAAATGCACTAAGGTTGTACCGTCCTCATCATCTATATATCCAGCGGCTGAAAACCCAAGCCATGCTGCCCAGTTAAGAGAGCCTTCGTTATCTACAGATATGTTTAAGTTTATCTCGTAGTATGTCTGATGAATGTATCTAAGAATGTCAGGCGATATTCTAATGACGCTGCGCCAATCTGCATCCATCTGCTTAGTAAACAAGGACCACATGCAGACCTGTTGATTGCCAGTAGCTTGCAGACCAATAAGCTGCACAGATATACCATCTGGGTTTTCCAAGACCATGCACTCTTGTTCTTCTTGCATTTGATCTAGGGCATAGAACAAGTCAACGTCTTCATACTCTGCCGCACTATACGGAGCTATGTCATGGTAAAACTTCATAACATGAGACTTCTGCATAGGGACTAACTGAAAGCCCCTACGCTGTAGAATAGGATCAGCCATATAGTTTGCGATACGCCTGATCTACCTGACTGACGTAAGCAGGATCACGTTTCTGTGGGTTCCAGTAACGCTCGTCCTTCTGCATAGTACGCAAGGAATCATCTGTAATCTGGCTAGTCATAGCGGAATCACCAGCGAAAGATGGCCCCTTCATCTTTTCCATGATGTGTTCCAAAGCAACAATACCGCCAGCCGTTTCACACATGCGCTCTATTGCATCTAGGCTATCTTCAGGAAAGAACTGATTGGCAAACAAACTAACTGCCTCAATACGATCAGTTGCAGCATCACCTAGTAGTTTGGTTTCTGCCTCTATGTCTGGCTGACCTTGACCCATAGCTTCGGCAAACAACTCAATGCCCTTTTGAAACTCCTCTTGACCAAGACCACTTTCAAACGAATGCTCTGACCACCAATCAAGTAAAGGGCTATCTACCGCAGTTTCGGGATCAATGCTTTCTGGCAGAAGGTAATCACCCTTAGTGGCGGGACGATCAGCGTAAGCCTCTCGCTGCATTTCTTCTTGCCATGAAGCCTTTAGGTCTTCCTCCTTCGTCCCCAACTTAGAAGATAATTCACTGTACGCCTTGCCCAAGTCCTCTGGCGAGTTAAACTTCTCAGGCAACCAATCCGGTCTCTCGGCCTGCGTTTGCGTAACTTCTGTAACTGCTTCTGGGGGTTCAGACGATTCATTTAATAATGACTCAGACATCTTGCTTTACCTTATGACCATGCTGGGTTCTTGCCTGTAGCAAGCCAACTATATACCGTTGGCCTTCGTGATGACGCAGTTCTTCTGTGCTAATATTAGGGCCATGCACACGATTAATAGTTATAGACTTGAGGTATTCCATAACTGCTTTACCTGCTTCTGATTCAAACAGATGAGCAACCGTAGTGCTTATAACCTTATCTTGGTTAGCTGTGCGTTGTATTCCATCAATGCCAATGTTTGCTTTAGATGCGGCCAACTTTATCTCCTATTGCAGTTGTTCCTGTGGCGGTTGCTCTTGCATCTGCTGTTGTTGCTGCATTTGCATTTGCTGCGCCATTGCAACTATCTGCTTACGTTCTTCGGGATCACGAATCAACCCGTCAGGTACACCAAATTTCTTAGCAAGGTGCGCCGCTGTTTCCTCTGAATTGATTAGTAGATTAAGAACCTCTGGCCCAAAGGTGCCAAGAACCATCTCAAGAAACCGACCAACAGATGATATATCTGCGTTAGCCTGTGCTTGTGCAAGCGGAGAGATAGACCTAATCTTAATCTCACGGCCATTAACATTTGGTATTTCAATGCGGCCCTGCTTTTTAAGGATGTAGATAACGCGCTGCAATACTGGCTGCACCAATTCAGCTTGTAGTCTGCCAAACGCAGAACCCATACGCCGCGATAGATCAGCCATACGTTCCGCAACCTCAGTAGCAGATGCAGGAGTTTTATCAGGGTTGCCCAGCATGTCATTGTAGAGCGCACGTTTAATATTTAAACGCATATCCGAAAGTATAAGTTGAGCTACATCAAAGCTACCAGCAGCAGCAACAGGCTGTAACCCATTGGAACCAATAGCCTTTGGTATAATAGACCCCGGCACTAAGGATATAGTATCGGGGTTTATGACACCATCATCATCCATTTGATACACGCCAGAGATAGCCATCTGTGCATTCTCTAGGATTAACTCAATGGTTAGGT